AGTTAATTGGTGTGATAAGTACATATATCAATTATTTATGGAGTTAAAACATGAGTGTATTAACCGGCAATCCGTTAACTAAACATTTTAGACAACCTGCAATTTATATTAAATTGCCAAGCGAAGGACGGTGGTATGCCGAAGGTTCGATTGATTTGCCAGTTACTGGGGAGATTCCAATTTACCCAATGACTGCAAAAGATGAGCTTACAATGAAAACACCTGACGCATTATTAAACGGTGCTAGTACTGCTCACGTAATAGAAAGTTGCTGTCCTGCCATTAAAAACGCTTGGCAAGTACCAACTGTAGATTTGGATGCTATCTTAATAGCTATTAGAATTGCATCTTACGGTAAACAATTAGATTTTAAAAGCAAGTGTCCCCATTGCGGTACAGAAAATGAAAAAGCAATCGATTTATCATTCATACTAGATAAAATTAATCCGTCAGACTGGAGCCAAACAGTTTTATTCAATGGTTTAGAAATAATGCTAAAGCCACAATCATACGAAGACTATAATAAAAATAATGTTAATGTATACGAAGAACAGCGTATTTTACAATTAGTGCAAGATCAAGAAATTTCCGAAGAAGAAAAAGTTAAGAAATTTGACGAAATGTTTCAAAAACTAATTATATCCGGAATAAAGCAAGTTACTAAAAGTATTGCTGGCATTAAAATGGACGACGGCACAGTGGTAACAAGAGTTGATTATATTACAGAATTTCTAAATAACTGTGATAGAAAACTTTGGGATCTAATTAAAGATCGATTAGAAATAATTAACAAACAAAATAGCGAACATAATCTAGTAGAGTTAACCTGCGAAAATCCTGAATGTAATCAAGACTTCAGGATTTTCGCAGGTTAACTCTACTAGATTATGTTCGCTATAGTAGAGTTAACCTGCGAAAATCCTGAATGTAATCAAGACTTCACTGCTCCGTTTATGTTTGAACAAACAAATTTTTTCGTCTAAGGCTTTTGACATCATCCAATGAGGACATTGTCGAAATGCTCGACAACTTCGACAAAGAATCAAAAGCCTTAAAGAAAGACCTCTTAACTATGTGCTGGTATATGCGCGGTAGCATTTCATACGAAGATGCAGTGATGTTATCATATGATGATAGGCGTATTATCAATAAGATTATAGAAAGTAATTTGGAAACTGCTGAAAAGTCTGGGATGCCATTCTTTTAATACTGTTAAGATGAACTACGTTCATCTATTGATATCGCTAACGCTCATCAATCTTTTTTAATTATTGTTTTTGTATATCATCCAGATAAATCAGTCATACTTTGCCCGCAAAGGGCAAAGATCAAATTGAGTACATCATCCGAGTAGCACAATCACTAACTTAAAGGGTCAACAATACTGTTCAGAGGCGGTCGTCCTGTACCTCTACCCTAGCCTTTATACGACGGTACGTGCATATACAAAAGTTAGCTTGTTATACACGCTGCGGTTGTGTCTTTTTCATCAGAGCCGCATCTTTTAGCCTTGGTTATCTATTTTTGTTCAAACAGCAAAACTGGTTGTATGTAGGCATATCCAATCTACGTCCTGTTAAGGATAGTTGCTGAGTGCTCTTTACAGCGAAGAGTCTTCCGTCCCCGTGCAGTTAAGCCGGTTATCTTGGGCACACGATGTCGTAACCTGTGCAAGTCAAATACTGTTTTCTATTAAGATAGACGGGGTGTCTGAGACTAGATTTTGTTTTTGATGTGAGAGCCATGGACACGGACACTGATCTGTCCGTTGTAATAATCATCTGATTCTAATACTCTACGACTAAACTGCTCGCGGGCTTCAATATAACTACATTCTGCCTTGCTTTTGCAATAGTAAAGTATTTCGCGTTTAAATTTGTCTGGGCCTTGTTGGTTGATGTCTTCAGTTAATTCAGTACTTGAGCCATGATATTGTTGCCAATCCGAATCAATTTTGCTTCGAATCTTTTTGCGTTTTTTGTTACCGTTTTTAAGTTTTACTACTTTATAAGTTGTTTTAGAGAATTTAGCTAATTTTTTACCTATGTACTTCCGTCCAGTTACAGTATTGGTTATTAAATAAACAAAACCAACACAATCTTCGGGTAATTCATTTACGGGTGTATCTTGGTAATACCATGTCATCGTACATACTTATCACACACCCTTAAACTCTTTATAATATTTTGTATTGCCTACCAATGGTACGTTTCTTTGCCATTGCCCTGTAAAATTTGACAGGTTGTTACTAGTGGAACAGTTCTCTTTACAAACAGGATTACACGTATCTGTACTCCAGCCGGCCTGTATTTGATCAAAGTTGTTTATAGTTTCTATACCGTGCCCTAACCAGCAGCAAGGATGTATAAGGCCTTTTGCACTAACATACAAACTTTGGTCGTTATTTCTAAAACAGTTAACTTCTCCCGAATCGACCGTTGGTCTTGCCCATCCCTTAGGGGATTGTAGCCATTCCACAGTAGCAGGCCTCTTACTAACTTTGGCACGAAACCATTTAAATCCCATCTGTGCTGCTAACTGTTCGCAAGCATCAACCTGATGTTCGTTGTGTTTGTATACTAACATATCCCAGTGCGCATTGCCACCGGCTTGGATAAATGCTTTGGCATTTTGCATTACGCGATCCCAACTAACGTTGCGTCGGTATAGATGATTAGTGTCTTCTAAGCCGTCAACGCTAAACACCACATAGTCTGCAGGTTTGTATAGTATGCCAGCTAGCCTAGCCCACCAAGCACTATTTTGTAGCCCACCATTGGTATTCATACCTAGGGTAATGCTACTGTTTACTGTTCTAAAGTATTCAAAAATAGATAATGTTTCGTGGCTTGCTGCGGGATCGCCGTAGTTACCACACATAAACATTTTGTCTAGGCGATAAATTACCTGCTCTCCTACAATACGCTCGATGTCGTTGACAGTGAGTACGTGCTGTACATCCTTATTAAATGAAGTATCTGTTTCACGAGCACACAACGGACAAGCCGCCTGACACACATCAGTTGGCTCTAAGTGTAATACTCTAACAGTTTCAAGTAATGTCGACATCAGTATTGTAACTAGTAAATCCGTTTTCTTTAACCACGTGTAACGTGTTATTAACACGCCCTGCTAACTCATCTTTGTGCGAAACTAGCCAAATACTCTTGTTAGCATCTCGGCTCATCTTTTTAAGAATAGCCAGACTGTTTTCAACACCACTGGCATCCATGCCACTGTCGACCAGTTCGTCAATAAACAATAAGTTGATTGGTTGATATAAACTTTCCCACACATCACGGAATGCCCACGATAAGGAAAGAATAAGTCTGTTTCGTTCGCCGCGTGATAGATTGTCAAAATCTAAATCACGTCCCAGCTCTGTAATGGCTACAGTTAGGTCGTTGTTGAACTTTACTGTATGCGGAAGTCCTATGCGATCTAAGTATTGTCCCAATCTAGCATTTAAATAACTTAGATTTTGATCAATAATACGTTTACGTATAAAGCTATCTTTGTTGGTAAGCAATTTAAGTAAGAAATCCTGGTGATCCCGCATAACTGCAAGTTCGTTCATTGTGTCATACGAAATTTCTTCTACACCCTGCTCCTGCATTTCTACAATTTGTTCTGCGTAAGGATCTTCTTCATCAATTTTTGCAGTCAGCTGAGTTTGTAAATTAGCCAAAGTACTACGATGATGAATTGCGTCTTCTTCTTTGTCATAGAATACCTTGGGCTGAATGCCAAGTTCTCCTAGTTCCCGCAGGGCATCTTTTAGCTCCATCCATTGCCCATTATCGCTAAGTGCTTGTAGTGCAGCTTCTTGTATAGCCGATTTTTTTTCTGTGAGTAATTGCTCGTGTGTAACGTCGTGTAAGTCTTGACCGCAAGTGCTACACTTATGATCTTCTAATGCTGCAAGTTCTTTTTTAAGTTTATCTAGCAGCTTTTGATTACGTGCTTCATCGGATTCAGCACGTTTAAGTACAGTAGTTAAGTCAGCAATATCTTTACGCTTTTGATTGTAAGCAGTAAGAGCTTTGTGTGAATGGATTTCGGAATCAATATCTATTTTTAACAGCTGGTCGAGTGCAGTTTGTAATTTGTTAACATCTTCGGCGTATTTGTTTTTCCACAGCGTTTGTCTGCGCTTTAGTCCTTCAATTTGTTCTTCAATTCTGCGATTAGCATCAGTAACTGCTTTAATTCGAAATTCTTCAGCAGTAATAGCATCTTTGGTTTCTTTTGCCTGCTCTTTAAGCGTTTCTGCTTTTTCACTGAGCAAGGTAATGCCCAGTAATTGTTCAATTATAGTACGCTGATCATTTGCCCGCAGACTTAAAAACGGCTCAGTATAAGTGTTTAATGCTACAATATGTTTAAACATATCGTGGCTCATACCCAACATACGCTCAATGTCCGACTGTGTTTCTCGGCTATCGCCCTGGGCATCGTCGGTGATTTCTTTTTCGTTCTCGCCGATCCAGAATCTCATAATACCAGGTTTGCGCCCGCGCTCGATTCTATAATTTTGTCCATCTTTTTCAAAATCAATTGTGACCAACATATTTTTTTGATTGGTTTTATTGATCAAGTTATCTTTTTTAATATTTGTTAGTGCAGTACCATAAAATGCATAGCTTAATGCATTAATAATAGTAGTCTTACCTGTACCGTTACGAGCACCTGAGTCGTCGCCGCCCAGGTCCATATTTTCCCCAAGCACCAATGTAAGGTCTTGTCTATCAAAGTTTACTGCTTGCGTGGTGTTACCCACACTCATAAAATTTTTAACGGTCAGATCTTTAATTCTAAGGGTCATAATTAAAGATTCCTGTAAATGTCTAAAAGTAAATTTGGATTGTATTGGTTGCTGTCAATGGTACTCAACTGCCCCACAACAATTTGATCAACTGACTCAAACTCGATGTTACCCTGTATTTCGTAATCTGTCAAATCTGTTGTTTTAGCAGGTATTAAAGTAATTTCTCTCAACCTATAAGTATCAATGAATGTTTCTTTAATAAATGTTGCTTCTTCGTAACTGATGTCAATATCTAGGTTTACTCTAACGTGCATACCCGGCTTGAGCATAAGTTCGGTATGTTTAAGAACATCGCTCAATTGAAATACTCTGTACATTGGTTGATCGGGCCACGAATGGTACTCTGGAGGCTTACCCCACTCTAGTATCATTAGTCCTCGATCGTCGTCCCCGGCATCAGCATAGTTGTGGGGAAAGCAATTGCCCAAGTAAGTGATATTTTTTTGTGTTTGTCGCTTGTGGAAATGACCAGAATAAACGTGTTCGAATCTAACAAAGTCATCACGTCTCAGCTCACCGTGCTCGGGCATAGCGACCATGGCGTTCATTAAGTAACCGGGCAGCTCAAAGTGTCCAAACATATATTTGCCCGACAGCTTCTTAATGCGCTTATGATCGTCACCCACTAACCAAGGAGCAAAAGTAACATCTCCGTCAGTGAACCAATCGTTAACAATAGTAATGTTACTAAGATGCTTTGCCCATTCAACACTCTGAACATCCCGTTTATCGCGATAATATAAGTCATGATTACCAGGAATAAAGAAAACACGGTCAAAGTTGTCATTTAAATGCTCCAACGCCCTTAGGCTATAGTTCAGCGTGACAATATTTATTGATGCTCTATTATTGTGCCAATCGCCTAGAAACATAGCTGTTTCGCAGCCCTCTTCCTTGGCTTTGGCAGTGGCCCATTTAATAAAATTTAAACAATCATCGTTGTGGGACTGACTATTGGACTTTAGTCCAAAGTGTATGTCCGTGAATATCGCAGCTTTCTTAAAGAGATTTGTCATAGTGTAAGTATAGCAGGTTAATTCTGCTCCATCAAATATAATGGTGTTATTTGTAGTTGATACAAATATTTAAAAACACAGGTGTTTATAAAGTAACTCAGCTATATGTTGGTGCCCGTCTTCTAGGAAGTGTCCTCTTGGTCCGGACGGAAATAATGGTAGGATATCCCGTATAGCAAAATCGTGCCAACGATAAAACTTCGAAGTGTCAATTTGACTAGCATAAAATTGTATTTCTCGGTGTACTTCAAAAATTTGATCATCGTCCATTATATCAAAGTTGATCAATGGTTTAACCTGTTCGATAAATCGATCTTTTGGAGAAAGCCATCGAGTTAATTCGTTACTGTGGCTATTGACCATTAGATACTGTTTTTTATTTGTGTTTAAGTAACTTTGCAATAAAACAATTTGTTGCAGCCAATTTTTAAATCCAAACATTCTATTGTACCAAACTTGGAATAAGGTACGACCCCATATTTTGTAAAAATCTTTATCACCAAAGGTATAATCTATTAATTTTGGATTAAAATTGCCTTCGATGTTGTCGTCCGACTTGTAAAATGTAAATTTAGCAGTAGTAGTCCAACTAATAATGAATAGATCAATATCTAGATCAGCGCAATGCTTGATAGTATTAAACACATTACGCTGATTAGATCCGCATTGTACTCCGTCATTGACACAGCTGGCACCAAGTTTACTAGCCAATAATGCTGGCCAAGAATCTGTCGATGGAGACTTTAATTCATCTCCATATACGTGCGAGTCACCAACTACATAAATTTTCATCGACTATTACTCGTCGTCGCCGTGATAGCCGCCTGATGCCATACCTTGTCGTGTGTAGGAGGGTGTTAGGCCATTCATTTCTAATATGTCATCACGTAAGTTTTGATTACGTTTTTCGATGTTTAATACACGGGTAAATGAGTTTGTGATTGCAGCCGTATAGTAAGCAAAAGGGTTTTGACTTTTGGATTCGTCGAATTGTAACCCAATTTGACTTAGCTGTAATAATGCCTGACTACGCATTTCGTCGTTGTAAGTATATCCACGCCAGTTGCTGCGAGTAGCATAGCGTTCGCACAGTTTAATAAACATATGCGCCAATTTTGGAGTCATTGCTCCGTGATCTTTGCTAAACTTACCATTATCCAATACACCAACCCAATGGCTACGGCCAACACACACGCTGGCACCATCGGCGTCAACTTGATAGTGTTCAAATGGTGGGAAATTTACTTTGACATATTTTGTGCTGCCGGATATGTCAATATCCGAGTCATCGTCATATTCGCTGCGGGGAACGCCTTCTTCCTCCATTAACTTAATAGCAGCTTTACGACTTTTAATATCGTCAACTGGAACGTGGTCCCAGGTCATAACACGAAATACTACATCGGTGTCCGCTACATCTTTGAGTTTGATTTCAAACTCGTCTAGCTTACGTTTAGTGCCATCTGCTGTAGCAGCTTCGTGGGCAAGTTTAGCTAGTCTTTCTGCACGATTTTTACGTGCCTGAAGTATATTTTTCTTATTAATTTTGCCAACATCAGGCAGAATCATATCGTAATCTGCTACTGCGGGACTAGTGTAA